CGGAAATCGTGGCGGTACCGGTTGGACCCAGCAACTACAAACGCGACAAGAAAATCTCGCGATACATGACCTGGCGGGTGTTCAACTCGATGAAACTCGCCAAGCCATTCTGCGAGTTTGTGAACCGCAAAATCCTGTTCGGCCGCTCGATCGCGTACTCTCCCTGGAAACGGGACACGTTCGAGGTTAGGGGTCAAGAGATCGTCGACTTCGAGGGGCCGGAGTTTGTGCCGCTATGGCCCGACGACGTGATCGTGCCGGCGGAAGAGGTGAAGTCGCTCCACGATTTCAGCTTCGTGATCCGACGCTATCGCACCACGCCCGACAAACTGCTGCAGGGCGAGGCGGAGGGAAGGTACCAGGGCATCACGAAAAACTGGAAGACGCTTCTCAACCTGGCACAGCACGGGCAGCAGCGCGATTTCGAGGGCGAGGAAATCAAGCGCGAAAAGGATGAGGCCGAGGGAATCCTGTACCAACGGCCGCTCTCGAGCGGCGAGTGGTTGATGGTGCTCGAGTGGTACGGGCGGTGGCGTCCGTTGAAGAAGGGACCCCGCGGCGGGATGCCGTCCGCGAGCGAATGGGACTTTGATCGGCGCGAGATGCGGCAGCACGATTTCGTCGTGCGGTACCTGTGGGATCTGCGCCAGGTGATCGGGCTGCAGAGCCTCGAGCAGCTCTACCCGACGAAGAAGAAGCGTCGGCCGTTTGTCGAGTCGGCCATGATGGCGGACGGGACTTACTGGTCGGCCGGGTTGCCCGAGCTGCTGATCAACCTCGAGGATGAGCTGAAGGCGAATCATAACCAAGCCACGGAGGCCGGCCAGCTCGCCATCAACCCGCCAATCGGCTACCGGCCGGCGAGCGGGATGAATCCGGAGACCTTCAAAGTCGAGCCCGGCCTGGCGATCCCGCTTGACAATCCCCAGACCGACGTTTTCCAGATCCAGATCGGCGCCAACATGGACATCGCGACCTGGAAGGAACAGACGATCCTGGCGTACGGCGAGCGACTGACGGGGCGGAGTGACATGCATCTAGGCCGGCAGAGCGATCGGCCGAACGCGCCGCGGACCGGTGTGCAAACGCAGATGCTGCTCGAGGCCGGCAATGTGCGCGTTTCGCTCGATAAGAAAGTGCTGCGCGAGGACATGGCCGAAGTGTTGAGCCATTTCTGGGACCTGGAGTATATGTTCTCGCCGGAAGAGACGTTCTTCCGCGTGACGGAAGAGGACGCCGAGGGACTGTTCCCAGTGAACAATGGCGGCTCGATTCTGACGCTGGAGGATCGCGACGGTCGCTATGATTTCCGGCTGAATTTCGCGAATAGCGTGTGGTCACGTGAGGCGAAAAAGCAGATGTCGCTGGCCCGCTACCAGCTTGACCTACAGAATCCTCTCATCGTGAGCGATCCGGTGGCGCTGTGGGAAGTGACCAACGAAGCGCATGAGGCGCTGGGCGATCCCAACTTTGCGAGCCTAGTGGCGCGGCCGCCGGCGCCGGACCGGCCGATCGATCCGAAAGACGAATGGGTGAAGCTGCTGCACGGCGAGGAAATCCACGTCAATCCGCTCGATAACGACATGCTGCACCTTACGCGGCACATGCAGGATCTGAAGCGCGCGGAAACCAATTCCGAGGGTGCAACCGGCGATCCGGATGCCATCAAGAAACTGATCCTGCACTATCGCGACCACATCGCACAGCTCCAGGCTAAGAAGCTGCAGCAGGCGGTGATCGAGCAGGCGGTGAAAGCTGCGCAGGACGCCGGCGTCGCGAAGATGCCGGGCGGCCTGTTTGGAGGGGCGCCCACGATGCCGGCGGGGAATCCGGACGCGACCGGGCCGTTCTTGTACAGCGGCCATCCCGAGGTGATGCATGAGCAGTAGGGCGGCGACGTGGAAGCAAAGCTGAAGCCGACCCAGCGATTCGACGCGCTCGACGAAGAGGCCTTCGCCGAGATGCTGAAGTCGCGGTCGTTTGCGATCTATCGGGACCGCCTGGAGAAGACGCTCGAGGTACAGCGCGGGCAGTGCGAGCGCTGCGATGACGATTTGGGTTTACGGCGCGCGCAGGGGCAGGTTGCGGCGCTGCGGGTGGTTCAGGGCCTGCCGGAACAAATTCTGGCCGAGATGCGATCGCGTCCGCGGCCGAGGGAGTAGTTATGGACTGGAAAGCGCTAGGAAAAACTCTGCTGGTGGCCGTGGTCAACGCGGCGATCGGCGCGATCGTACACGCCGTGACCGGCTCGACCGAGGCCGCGGCAGTCACTATGGCTGGAGGCACGGCGGTCGCGCACGGCTTGCAGTCCCCATTCACGCGAGGTTAACCGATGAAGTATATGCCACCGTTTATCGAAGTGGGAAGCGTCGTCTTCCCCATGCACGCTGTTGCGGTCGATTTCCGCAAAGAGGGACAGGCTGTTGTGATCTTCCAAAACAACAGCTTTCATTTCGAGGGTGAGGACGCGGCGGGCTTGCGGCGGTTCTTTACACCGCCTGAGCAGGAGATGCCGCCGGCAACGGAGCCGCCGGCAGGGCAGACGTCGACCGCGCCTGAGCCGCCAGCTCCAGCGCAGACGCCGGCGCCTGGCGATCCCGACGTTGCGGATCCCAGCACGAAGCAGCAGGAAGGAGAGCAGGCGTGAGCCCCACCACTATCCCGCCCAGTGTCGCCGCCATCATGGCCACTACGCTGGCTGCGGCTATCAGCAACACCCTGTCCGCAGTGCAAGCTCAGGTGAGCAACCTGAACGCAGCGCTCAAATCAAACTATCTGACGACATTCGCGAATTGGGCGCAGTCTGTGCTGGCCGGCAGAGTGCCGAATACGAATCCACCGCAGCCGCCCAACGGTTACGTCGTGAGTTTCTTCAACGATCCCACTACGGGGCCGGGCTCGTTTGGTCCGTACGGTGATCAAATAGTCCAGTGGCCATATCCGGCGATCGGAACCGATCCTGTGTGCAGCATCCCAGCGATACCTTCGATCAGCAAGACGCTAGGGCTGTACCGTGTGGGTGTTCAGATGAAAGACGCACCTGGCCTGTTCGCCCGGCTCGATGGAGACACAACGCCCGCGGGCACTACGACGCCTGACGGCACAATCAGCGCCGATGGAATCTCGGGCAGGTACCTGAAGATCGGGGAGCCCTTCGGCACTAATGCTGCCAACGGCGAAGTGGGCGGCGTATTCCTCAAGCTGCCGTGATGTCGCATGAGGGGGGCGGGGCTTCGCGGGAAAATGTGTCGCAAGCTCCGGCCTCCCAAGCGCGATCACGGGCTCGCGTCGTGTATTGAGGACTGCTCGTAATCAAGCATTGCGCTTGGAAGGTACCGCAGCATGAAGCTGATCCTGATGGAATTGGTCTACGGCATCAAGGCTGGTGAGTTCAGCGATTGGGCATCAGCCTACGCCTTGCGCGATGAGATGCAGATGCGCGCGCTGGCTAACGGAATGGATCTGACGATTCGGCGTTTCGCTGTCCGGCATGCGGAAGGCGCGAGCGCAGCGTAAGCAGGTTGTAGGCGTCTGCAAAGTCTTCTCATGGCTCCCTCAATCGAATCCAAGCCGTATTGCGGCGTATGCCGCGACTGCGTCGGCCTGGATCGCTACCTCCGCAGCGGCAGAGGCGCGGCTCTCGCCGCATGCCATGGCCGAAGCCGGATACTCACAGCGTGCAGTCGACCTGGCCGCCGTTCGCGGAAGCGATGCGGCTGTATGGTGCGGCCGGGTTACCGAAGATCCAGCAGATGCGGATAGCAGGATTTGTCGAAACAAGCAGCATGAAACCTACTGTTGGCCGTATCGTTCATTTTGTGCAAGGAGAACTGCATCTCCCCGCGATCATCGTGCGGGTGTGGTCGGACACCTGTGTGAACCTGCAGGTGTTCACGGACGGAAGCAACTCCGACCAGGTTCGGAACACTTCGGAGGCACCGAATCTGAAGTGGGTCACGTCCGTCACCCTCGACGAGACTGCGACGCAGCAGCGGAGCTGGCACTGGCCGGAGCGCGAATCGTGACGCGTGGGAAACGCAAGGCGATCGAGCGTGCACGCCGGCGGCAGTTTGCCGTCTGGGGTGGCCACGGCTGCCGAGTCGCGCTGCATTCATGGTGGAATCGGCCGTTCCTGATGATATGAACGGCATCGCCATCGCGGTGAAGTGCAACTGGTGCACGCACCAGCGGCCGAACTTCCGCGTGCATCGGCTCGAGTCCGGCCAGGTGATTTGTGACTACTGCCTCGAGTGGCACTTCCACGCGTTGGACATGCTCGGGGGAGAAGTGCCGCGGGGTTGCCAGGGATGCGAGACAAGCATGGAAGTGCTGATGCACCTCGCCGGCGGGGAAAGCGCACGGCTATATGTCGTCGCGAAGGATGGCATTTACCAGATGCTGTGCGCGCAGTGCGTGCGGCCGTATCTGCCGAAGAGGCCCGATCTCTACAAGGGAACTGATTTCGGAAGGAACGTTTTGAAGCTATGAGTACAACAGCATCGGCCGGCTCGCCGGCCACCGATCCCCAGGCTGGGGCACCAGGCGCCGGAGCGGCGCCACCGGCGGGATCCGGCCAGCCAGCCGGCGGCGGGGCCGCCGGTGCGGATCTCGCCGCTCTACAAAAAGAAAACGAAGCACTCAAGACCCGCGTTACCGAGTCGGAACGCGCGGCCGAGTACTGGCACGGGAAGGCAACGGCTCCAGGTGAGAAGAAGCCGGCTGCGCCGGCGGCCGACCCCGAGCCCGAAGTCGACGTGCTCGAGCTCGCGACCAAAGGCGGCAAGGAGTTTGAGAAATTCCTGACCGGCTGGGCGAAGAAGAACGGGTTTGTCAGTGCCGATGAAGTGCGCAACACGGTCAACTCGAAGGCCTCGGAGATGGTCAAAGAGCAGGAGCTCGTAGGCCGGTATCCGGATCTGAAGGATCGCGACAGCGACTTTTTCAAGGCCACAGCGGCGGCGTACGGAGTGCTCAAGGAACAGGGCGTGCCGGAAGCACAGGCCATGGAGATCGCGGCCGAGCGGACCGAGCTTTCGTTCATGCGGAGCGGCAAGATCAAGACCTCGCAGCAGAAAACCGAGGACGAAAAGGCCGAGCGGGAAAAGCAGCGTCTGGCGCGGATTGCGGCGCAGGGCGGCGATCGCGGAGGCGGCCGCACTCCGGAGCCCGAAGAGGGCGATGAAGAGATCACGCCGGCGGAAGAGAAGATTATCCGCGGGATGCTGGTCGGGCAGCCGGGTAAAGACGGCAAGCCGATGAATTTCGATCAGGCCGTGGAGGCCTTCAAAGCGCGCGCCAAGAACGGCGTGCATGTGAGCCGGAGGACTCGATAGGCCATGGCAACGAAGAAACGCAACATTCCGCGGCCCGCGGGCGATCCAGCGGCCGCAGCGAATCAGCAGGTGCTGGAAGAGCGAGAGCAGCGGATCCTCGCATCCATGCCACCCCCGGTGGATCTGGGCCTGGATCTCCAGGAAAAGGAACCGCAGAATGCGGCCGAGTTCCTGACGGACGAGTGGGACCGGAAGGCATTCGGCGATCCGGTGGCCACCATCAAGAAAACTGTCTTTGGGCCGGATTCACTGGTGGATCAGTCGGCAGCGTTGAAGGCCTCGCTCGAAAAGTTCGGCAAGCAGGACTACGCAGCCGCCACCGCGGAAGCGATTATGCGCAAGGGCGCGATGGCGGTACCAGATGCGGTGCTGCAGCGCGGGCTGCGCGCGGCGATCGCGCGCTTCGGTAAGGAGGCGGTCGCGGCGGCATTCTACGATCGCATCATGAAAATCCCGGTGCGAGAAGTGGAGATCGACGCGAGCGACGTGCTGGATCCGATGATCATGGGCAGCAACGTCCTGCGCGACACCGTGGATCTGTACAAGCGGCCTGGCTACGCCTACAAGTTCCTTTCGCAGCGCTGCATCGATACGCTGGGGATGCGCGGCTACACCCTTGTGAAAGACGACAGGGGCGAGGTGGTCAAGGCCGGCACGCTGATGCTGGGCGAAATCCGGCAGGAGATCGCGGATGCGCGGCGGGCACGATTTGCGGCCGAGAGTGAGCAGGAAGTTCGTGAGATCGAGGAAGCGTACCGCGATGCACTGGCGCGGCCGGATGCGAACTTCAACTATCGCGGCGCCAAAGCAGAGGGAATCATTCCCGTGGGCGAAGGCGACTCCATTACCGCCGGCGCAACGGAAAGCGAAGACTATCTCGGCGAGACCAGGCGCGGCGGCGTACGGGTGGATCGCCAGGCGGCGATCGAGCGGCGGCTGCAGACGCCGTAACGACATGCTCTAACTGAAAGCGGCGCCGTCCGGCACTCACGTGCGATCGTTGGCGGCGCCGCGGCGTTATCCGACAATCTCAATATGGAGCGCCTGGTGGCACACAGGCAGTAGCCTAGCCTGGCCGGTTCGAGTCCGCGGCTCCGCTCATTTCAAACCACAGCTTGCACACGCCAGTTAACTCCCAGTCTGGAAGTGTGAGGAGCCGCTCGCCGTCGCGCCACAACGCAACCATATCCGCGGTCTCTGTCCAAACCAAGCGGATATTGTGTCCGTCGCAATGGCCGTCGCGGCACGTGGGGTCGGCGCACGGCCGCGTTCGAAGATCCCGCGTCATCGTCATCTGCGTTTTCTCATCCTCATTGTCGAACACAGGGCTGAGGGGTGAGTAAGTGGCGAATGCAAACAGTCCTTTTGGCTTCCGGCCGGTGGTGAGGCTGGGGGGCGCTCCGTGGTCCACGTTGATGTACGCGAAGCCTTCGAGCGACGGGAACGCGATTTTCATGTTCGACGTCGTGAACAAGGTCACCGGCGGTGTGACGTTGACGGAATCGCCCACGGGCTACAAGGCTCCGACGATTCAGACCGGTTACCAGGGCACGCCTGGCACCACGCTTTGGCAGGGTGTCAGTATCAATTTCGGCGCGGCCTCGACGGCGACGTTCCACAGCGTGACCGATGAGCCGGACGTGATCTACATCGCGCAGACCAAGACCGGCACAACGATTTCGACCGCCTCGCACGTGGGCAAGAACGCGAATATCTCGCTGACTACGGCGGGATCGACGACTACGAAGCAGAGCGGCATGACGGTGGACGGCGCGACGATCGCAACCACCAGCTCACTGGATCTGAGGATCCGGCAGGTGGCGATGATCACGCCGAACGCGGAAGGGGACTCCGCGATTTTGGAAGTCACCATCAACAAGCACGAACTGGGCCAGCAGACGGCCGGCGTGTAACAGGGGCGGTGTGCAGGCCTTCGTGCCTGCCCGATTTTTTAGGGGCGAACGATGTTTATCAGAACGATACTTCCCGACCTTTACCTGCAGAGCATGCTGCCTGCAATCGACGAGGTCGTGATGACCAAGTACAGCCGGTTCCCGGACGAATTCAGCGAGGTCTTCCGGATGGAGAGCAGCTCGCGGTCGATCGAGCAGACGACCGAGGTGACGGGCTTCGGCCAGTTCGCGCTGGTGCCGGAAAACGACACCACGCGCTACGACGACCCGCTGCCCGGGTTCAACAAGACCTACCAGCACGCGCAGTATTCGCTGGGCTTCAAGGTCTCGCGCGTGGCCATGGACGACGACAAGTTCGGCGTGGTCCGCAAGCTGGCGACGGAGCTGGGGCGATCGGCGAAGGAAACCAAAGAGGTGGTCTGCGCCAACGTGTTCAACACGGGGTTCACCTCGGCGACCGGGCCGGACGGCCAGGCGCTGTTCTCGACGGCGCATCCGCTGGTGGGCGGTGGGACGCAGACCAACAAGCTCAGCTTCCCCACGGATCCTGATGTGACCAGCATCCAGCTCGCGTTGACCGACATGCGGCAGACCGTCGATCACCGTGGCAAAAAGCTGCGCATCCCGACCAAAAAGGCCGTCTTCCCGCCTGCGCTCGAGTTTATCGGCGCCGAGCTGCTGGGCGGCACCGATCGCGCCGACACCGCGAACCGTACGATCAACGCGTTTCGCCGGCGCAGCGGTATGCCGAGCTTCGATACCTGGATGGTCTGGGACTATCTGACCGATCCCCATGCCTGGTTCTTCGAGGGCGAAGTCAGCGACACCGAGCTGCGCTACTACGACCGCGAGGCGTTCAACACGGTGCACGACATCGACTTCGATTCGCGCGGCGTCAAGACTGCCGGCTGGATGCGGTTCAGCGTCGGCTACAACGGCTTTTACGGCATCTACGGCGTGCCGAGCTCGTAAGGGGGAAACATGGCGGTACTTCTGACAGGCGACAAGCCGAAGCCGACGCGGTTTCGGCTGGTCGAGGTTGTTCCGCGAGGCGCGGCCGGCGGAGGCAAAGAGACTAATCTCGGCTCCGGCGGCGACGTGCCGCTGATCGTGCGCGTACCCGGGGCGACGCAGTCAGTCCCTTCGCTCAGTGTCCGCACGCAGCCCGTGGGCAGCGCTCCGACCGACATCTTCGACATCGACCAGAATGGCCAGATCAGCGTTCTGGGCGGCATTGCCGGGGGCTTCTACTGCGCACAGGTCGCCTTAAGCGCGGCCAACATTATCGCGATGAACGGCGCTCCGGTGCAGATCCTGGCGGCGCCCGGCGCCAACAAACTGATCCTGGTGGACATGATCCACTTCCAGTTCAAGGCGGCGACGCAGTTCACCGGCGGCGGCGCGGTTACCTTCGTCTACCATGGCGGATCGGTCAACCCGCACGGCAGCAACATTCCGGCGGCGACCATCACCTCCGCGAGCTCGAGCAACAACGTGTTGCCCCCGCAATCCGCGGTGATTCAGCCTCCGACCAACACGGGCATCGATATCACCAACGCGACGGCCGCGTTTGCGACCGGCACGGGCACGGCGATCGTGACCATCTGGTATTCGATTCTGACCCTCGGATAAGCCGATGTCTTCGCTACGAGCACAGCGGCGCAATCTATTTCCATCAACGGCTCTCACGGCCGGTACTACCACTTCGCAGACCGAAAAGGCGACGGTGGGGCGCGGCGTGCGCCTGTACGTGTACGTTTCGGCGGTGACCGCGGGCGGCGGCACCGATTCGATCAGCCTGGCCGCGCTGCCTCCGAATGGAAGCAGCGCGGCAGTGCTGGCCGGCTTCAGCAAGGCGAACATGCTGGCGGTGCAGGGGACGCTGGTGTTCGACTTCTATCCCGGGCAGAGCAATTCGGGCTTCGCCGGCAGCGGCCTTACTTTGACGGTCGGCACATCTTACGGCTCGGCGGCGATCACTCTGCCGATGCAGTGGGCGGTGCAGATCGTGCTCGGCGCCGGCAACTCCGCGACGATCGCGATCGACACCGAGATTTTGCCGTGACCGATCTGATCCAGCGGATTGTCGCGGCCATCATCCGGCAGGAAGGCATGCCGCCCGAGCACCCCAACCCGGGCAATTTGCGCGGCGCTCCCTGGCTGGATCATCCCGTCATCGCCGGAGGATTCTGGCGGCCGACAACGCGGGCGCAAGGCATCGCGGGCGCTGCCCACGTGGTAGCGCTGCACGTTGCGCGCGGAGAAAGCCTGGCGCAGCTCATCGCGAGTTGGGCGCCGCTGGCAGAAAACAAGACCGCCGTGTACATCAGCAACGTAAAGTTGTGGGCGCGGATCCCCGACGAGCACGCGCCGCTGTTTCGCTACCTCGTGTAGCGTGGCCTTTTCCAATCTGTCGAATACAAGAGTATGGCCTTCCCGGTGGGCTGGGCGCGCAAGTGTGCTCTGACGATTCAACACGCGCAGGTGACGGCGGATCAGACCTCGTTTCCGGCGCTGCTCGCCTATAACGCTGTTGGCACCGAGACTAATCTGCCGGGCGAGATGCTCGATTCCTCGAGCCCGAACAAAGCGAAATCCGATGGCAGCGACATCCGCTTCACCTCAGATGCCGCCGGCAACAACGGCCTGCATTTCGAGATCGTGGTGTGGACGCAGAACGCTACCCAGGGCAACCGCCAAGCGGAAATCTGGGTCAACGTGAACCCGTTGACGGCCTCGGACGTGACCATCTACGTGTGGTACAGCAACGCCGGGGCGACGGCTCCGCCGGCTAATGATGCGACCTTCGGATCGCAGGGCCTGTGGGACACCAACTACAAAGGCGTCTGGCATCTCAGCAGCAGCTTGACCGCGGAATCGACCTCGGCCGCCAGAACCGCGACTAACGCCGGATGCTCCTCGGCCTCGGGCCGGATTGCCAACGGCGTGAGTGTGGCGAGTGGCAACACGCTGAATTGCAGCGATACGGGGCTTCAGACAGCCGGTCACCTGACGCTAGAAGGCTGGCTCAACACGTCGAATGCCAGCACGTCGATGATCTTCCTGAACTACGGAACAAACGGCGGGAACCAGGTTTACTTGGGCGTCTACAATCTCGGCGACCCACAGACCCATGAAGCGATCTTCGGCGCCGCGGGATCGGGCAACGTGGGCTGCCTCGTCAATGTGAACGATGGCGCATGGCACCACGTTGTTGGAGTCTTCGATGGCACCAACATCAAGATCTTTCTGGACGGGGCGCAGAAGAATTCCAAAGCCGGGACGCCAGCGATCACGCTCTCGGGCACTGCTCACCTGGTCAACGACCTCGGCGGCACGCAGCCTTACATCGGTTCCTTGGATGAGCTGAGGATATCGAATATCGACCGCAGCTCGAGCTGGATCGCGACGCAATACAACAATCAGAGCGCACCACAGAATTTCTGGAGTGTGGGTACGCCGACGTCGGCCACGTTTCAGGCGGCCTGGGCGCGGGGTAGCAATCAGCTGATCGGAGGCGGAATCCTATGATCCGGAAGAATGTCGCGGGGCAATTTCTGTACGTGGTGGCGGTGAAGACGGCGGACGGCACGGCGCTCACCGGAGCGACCATCAGCGGGTTCCGCTCGATCGATGGCGCCGCGCAGGCTGCGATCACGGGCACGATCACGGAGCTTGCAAATGGCCAGTACAAGGTGGCGCTTTCGCAGGCGGATACGAACGGGAACAACATCGGCTTTCTCTTCACTGCGTCGGGGATGATCCCCGTGGGCTTCGTTGTGATCACGACGGCCGCCGATCCCACCGATAGTGTGCGGTTTGGGCTGAGCGCCTTACCGGCCGCGGCGGCCGGCGCAAACGGTGGATTGCCGACAGGCGACGCCAACGGCCGCGTAGGGGTCCAGGTGGGCACTGGCACCGGGCAGATCAACAGCTCGGGCGGGAAAGTGCCGGCTACAGTGGCGGCCGCGGACGTGAGCGGCAATCCAAGCGTGAATGCGGCCCAGATCGGCGGAGCCGCCGCGGCGCTCGATACCAACAATCTGCTGAAGGTCGACGTCGAGGATTGGAAGGGAGCGGCGGCGCCGTCGGGCGATCCATGGAGCACGGCGCTGCCTGGCAGCTACGGGCCGGGGACGGCCGGCCGGATTCTGGGGACGTACGTGCAGACGGGCGCCGGCAACAACTATCTGGGGCAGTAGGAGAGAGCGATGACTTGGGGACAATTGCGCATGCAGCTCCAGCTCGCCGGAGCAGGCGTGGCGCTGGACCTGATCGACGAATACCTGAATACGCGCTACGAACAGGTGCTGGAGGCCTCCGACTGGAAGGGGCTGAAGTATCACGCCACGATTCAGACGACGGCCGCCTATCAATCCAGCTCGGACACGGTGACGTTCACGGTGGGGTCGAATTCGGTTACCGGCTCCGGAACGAGCTGGAATTCCGGCATGACGGGGCTCAAGATCTATCGGCCTGGCGACACGGTGATCTACAGCGTCATTTACGTGAGCCCGACGTCGTTCACGCTCGATCGACCGTACGAGGGCATTGGAACCGAGACCCAAGGCACAGCCTATGCCGGCAGCAAATACGTGCTGATGCAAAACGTCTACTCGCTACCGGCGGATGTACGCTCGATCGTTCTGATGGGAGATCCGATCACGGGTTGGCCGCTGAACCAGATGACAAAGGACGAGCTGGACGCCTCTGCCGGACCGCGGACACTGGTGCAGGATCCGGTGTACTACGCGCCTTACGATGACACCTCCGAGGCGACACTCCCAGTTCTGCACCAGGTCGAGTTCTTTCCACCTCCGCTGCGGGCGCGCGGCTACCCCATGGAGTACATCCACGCGGCCACAGGCTTTACGGGGAGCAACACGTCGCAGGGGCCTCTGCCGTGGGTGAGCAACACCGTGCTGCTCGAGGGCTGCAAGGCTGATATTCACGGATACCTGGCAGGCCAGCAGGAGACGCCGGCGGCCGCGCAGCCGCATCTGCGGCTCGCCGACAAACATGAGGCGAAGTTCCAGGAGGAACTCGCGCGAATCCTGCGGGTCGAGCATTGGCAGAGACGTAAGAAGACGCCGCTACAGATGGCGCCGCGGTTCACACGGCA